CTCAGGGACGACGGCAAAAGTCGGCCAGGACCGGATCTTGAACGGATCGCCGTAGACGACCTCGGCCGGGCCTCGCAGATCGCTCGCGCGGTAGCCGTCATACTCGCGCTGGATCACGTCGACGGCCGCCTCGATCGCGTCGTGCAGCGCGCGGAAGGCGTCACTCGAGGCGACCTTCGCCGGGTTCACCGCGAGGGTGGTCACAGCACCTCCCGCACAAGGCGATCGCTGGTCAGCTCCCACTCGCGCTCGAGCCTGCGCAGCGCCTTGCCGGCGACGCCCGTCACCGGGTGCCGGATCGCGCGGATCGGCCGCGTCGAGCTGCTCAGTTCGTGGATCCGGATCAGCGAGCGCCCGTTGCCCGCCCGCGTGCTGACGGCCAGCTGCAGCGAGTGGTCGCCAATCGTCGCGCCGCGCGAGACCTGCCGGAGCAAGTTGCCCCGTCCGATCATCGGCCGGCGCGAGCGCGATCCGCGATAGCGGAGCGTGCTCGCCGCCAGCGGGCGCCATGCCAGCCCGAAGGCCCGGCCGCTGGACGAGAACTGCTCGCGGAAGCCCTCGCGCGCGATCCGTGCTGCCCGCCGCAGGTAGCGGCGCACCTCGGCCCGCGTCGAGCGCGCGGCGCGGTCGTAGCGCAACGCTGCGTCGTCGACCAGACGCTGCCCCCGCAGAGTCACCGACAGGCCGGGCACTAGTAACCGCCCCCGATGAGGCTGAACTTCAGCAACCGCGGGACCAGCAGCAGGCCCCCCGCCGTGGTGACCTCGGGACGCGCGAAGAACCGGCCCTCGCCGTCGAGCTTGGCCGCCGGCAGCGTGAAGCTCACCTGGCCAGCCGTCGCCGGCGAGCCGACGACGCCATCGACCAAGAAGAAGCTCGAGCCGAACACGATCAGCCCGGCGTCGCGTGCCTCGGCCAGCGACAGCCGCTGCAGCCGGAGCTGCTCGAGCACGCCGTGCGCCTCGGGCATCGGCAGCGCGCGCAGCTGCACCGTTGCGCCGGTCAGATCCAGCGCCGGGCCCGGCCGCTCCATGCGCTGCCCCGCCAGCGCCCAGCCGACGGACCGCTGCCCGAGCTCGAGTACCAGCGTCGCGTCGGCCGCGCGCGTCAGCGGCGGCAGCGCGATCGCGCTGCGGATCGCCGCCCAGCCCAGGCGCCCGTCGATCAGCGTCGAGCCCATTAACAGATCACCGAGAGGCCGCCGCCGGTGCAGCCCTCCTCGCGATTCCGCGAGCCCTTGTAGGTGACGTCCCAGCTGTCGTCCCGCAGCTTGATCGCGAGATCTCCGCTCTTGATCCGCGCGATGTCGCGCAGCGCGATCTTCTCGATCTTGTCGGCCGCGTCGAGGCGGTCGAGGTCGCCAGCGCCGGCGATGCGGAGCACGTAGCAGGCCGCCAACTGCTCGGCGATCTGCTGGATCAGCAGGGGGGTGCCCGCGCTGTCGTCGTCGAGGTCGGTCGACCAGCGCTTCTGCAGCACGGCGTCGATCTGCTCGAGCGCCCACCCTTCGGCCTTGCTCAGGTCGCTCGGCAGCACCGTCCCGTCTGGCTCAACGGTGATGTGCCGCAGGAAGCTCTTGCCCGCCTCGAGCTTGCAGTAACGGGCCATCAGACGGACGCCCCCGCGCCGATCGCCAGCCGGTAGGCGACCTGGTAGATCTCGTCGCCGGCGCCGTCCTCGAGGACGAGCTCGGCCCAGATCTCGTCCGCGTCGGGGATGGAGCTCGGCACGAGCGCGACCGTGCACAGCCCCGCGGCCGGCGAGGTCACCGAGCCCGTGACCTCGAACAGGTCGACCGTGTCGCGGATGTCGCGCCGCGCGCGGAACTTCGGGGTTAGCCCTGTCAGGTCGATGGCGGTCACCTGATCGCGCGCGCGCACCTGGAAGGTGATAGTCAGCGCCGTCGCGGCGTGGATCACCTCCCTCGGGTGCTGGCGCGGCGAGTTGACCGGCGCGACCAGTGTCAGGGCCCCAGGCATCGTCCGTGCGCTCCTGGCTTACGCGACGTGCGCCGCGAGGGCGCCGCTGACCTCGCTCGGCTCGATCTCGATCATCACGCGCACCGCGCCCCACGAGGGCGTGCCGTCGCCGGTGATCTCCATCGCCTGGCCCTCGGCGACGACCTGCGTCGCGTGGTCCGCGACCTCGCCGGAGTCGTCGATGTCGCCGGCGCTGGAGCTGGTCGCGATGACGACCGCGAGCCCGGTGACTGGCACCGTGGCGAGCTCGATCGCCAGCGCACCGGCGCCGGTCGTGGCCGCCATCACCACCGAGCGCATCCGGCGGATCCGCCCGTTGCAGGGGCTGATCGCCCAAACCGAAGTGCCCGCGGCGTACTCCGTCGCCGGGATGTCGACCGTGATGTAGACGCGGTTGCGCCGCGCAGTCAGCGCCTCGTCGAGCAGGTCGGCGAGCAGCGCGATGTTGTCGCTGAGGATGTCGAGCTGCGCGTCGATCGCGGACAGGGCGACGCCGGTCGTCGCCGAGGTGCCGGCTGCCACGGCCGCGGCATTGGTGATCGCGTCCATCGTCAGGCCGTCGAGGTCTGCGTCGTCGCCCTGCACCGTGCCGGTGATCGGCACCGCGTCCAGCCCGACGGCCGCGCGGATCTCGTCGACGTTGGCAACCACGACCCGCTGCCGGCTGAGCAAGTCCGCGAACATCAGCGCGACGGTCGCCTGGCTCGCCGAGTTGTTGCCGGAGGCCGCAGAGACCGAGTCATCGACGACGGCGATCGTGCCGGCCGTTGCGACAGTCCCGGGCCCGGTCGGCGCACTACCCATGCCGAGCACCGCTCGCGCCTTGTTGGCGCGCGTGACGATCACGGCGAAAGCGTCCATCACTGTATCGGCCGCGGTGTTGACGCTGGCGACCGTGGCACCGCCGGAGCTCGATGTGTCTGCCACAGGCGGCACGGTGACGGCAGCGATCGCGGCGCCGGCCGTGCCGCCCGAGGAGTCGACCAGCGGAGGCAGGCCCAGCCGGCGGACCTGGCTCCGCGCGAGCTCCTGCAGGATCGTCTTCACGATCGCATACAGCCCCAGGCCGACGGTGCCGACGATGTTCGCGAAGCCCGCGAACACGTTGGTCTTGACCCTGCCGCTACGGTTGACGGCCATCGCTCATGCTCCCGGTTGGTGCGGTGGTTCGGAGGTGGTGCTGCCGGTCCTCGCTGCTACGCGGCCGGCGGGGCGATCTCGACGCGCGGATCCTCGAGCAGCCGCTCGGCGAGCTCGCGGTCCTCGGTCACCAGGACCGACTCCAGCTTCGGGTCGTGCGTGAAGCGGCGGCCCTTGATCCGCTTGTTGCCCTGGTGCAGGTCGAACGTGCGACCCTGCCAGCGCAGCGCGAGCGCGAACCGTCCGCTGTCGTCCTTCTCGGTCAGCACGCGCAGCCGCAGGCGGTAGGGCGGCGCGTCCGGCAGACGCCGGAGCTCGCCGGTCAGCTCGCTCTCGGCGCGCTCGGCGCGGTCCTTGAGCGACTCGAGCGCCTGGTCGTGCTCGTGCTTCACGTCCTCGAGCCGGTCCTCGGCCTCGCGACGCTTCTTCTCCGCCTCGGCGAGCTCGGCGCGCAGCTGCGCGACCTCGTCGGCCGGCTCGTCGAGCTCGGGGGCCTCGATCTTCTTGTTCCGCCTCGCGGCCATGTCGGTCTCCGGTCAGCTGTCTGTGAGCTGTCGTTGAGCTAACCGGGGCGCCCAGCGGCGCCCCGGTCAGGGCACCGCGGACTAGGCCGCGACCTTGAACTCCTTGCCGAGGACGACGCCGTCCGGGTCCTCGTACTTCATGCCGGCGCGCAGGCTGAGGTTGAATTCGTACCGGCGCTTCTTCGGCACGCGCTCGACCTCGATCATCACCTGGCGCCAGAGGCCGACCCGCATGTTGCCGGGGTGCAGCAGCAGCGCCTTGCCCTTGTCCGAGGAGGCGCCGAGCGTCTCCGGCATCGTGCCGATCACGAACACGGGCACACCGAGGATCGACAGTTGCCCGTCCGGCGTCTCGGTCAGCGCGCGATCTCCGAGGCTGGTGCCGCGCTTGCCGAGGTGCGACCGCAGGAACAGGTTGGTGCGCGGCCCGACGATGAACTTCAGGCCCGCCATGCGCTGCAGGTACGGGGTCGGCAGCTTGGCGAGCATCCCCTCGAACAGCGCCGTGTCGATCACGGCGCCGCCGTGGTCGTAGGTGTTCGACGGGAGGACCAGCGCGCCGTCGAACTCGTCGAGCGTGGTGTCGGCGCTGAGCAGGTCGCTGTTGATCACGATCTCTTCGAGGTCGACCGCGACCCGCTCGAGCATCAGGTCCTGCAGCGTCTCGATGAAGACCGCGTCGCCCGGCTCCTGGCCGCCGTTCATCTTGCCCTCGAGGATGTCCTCGATCAGCGTGTAGCTCGCCGGGACCAGCGCGCCGAACTCGGTCGTGCTGAGCACGATCTGAGTCGCGGTCGGCTTGGTCTCGGTCGGGATGTCGGTGTCCTCGGTCAGCGTCTCGAGGATCCGGCTGCCGAAGCCGATGCGGTCGATGTTCTTGGTCGGCGCCTTCATCAGCTCGACCGTCACCCCGCTAGCGGGGCCGAGCAGATGCGGCTGCTCGATGACCTTCCGTAGGAATCGGTTGCTGCTCTCCGGCAGCATCAGCCCGGCGCCGCCGGCGAAGTCGGCAGTCGTGAAGGCCTTCATGACGTCCTCGTCCACCGACTTGGTGGTCATGGCCGCCATGCCCTTCTCGACGACCTCGTGCGCGTTGTGTCCCATCGTCCTCTCTCGCTGTGGGTACAGGTGAAGGTCGTCGAGCGGCTAGCTGCGCCGCCCGTGAACGCCGTAGACCGGGTCGCCCCAGTCCAGGTCTTGCTTGCCCTTGCTGACGTCGCCGGACGCGGTCACGGCCCCGCCGATCGGCAGCTGCGCGCTGCCCTTGCGCACCGGCTGCCCGCCGATGACGTCGAGGCGCTGCGCGTGGTCGTCGATCGCCTTGCCGTGCTTCTCGACGTGCCCCAGCAGCGCGTCGAGCTTGCCGTCGAGGCTCTTCAGCGTCGGCTCAGCCGCAGCCGGCTCAGCCGGCGCGTCGGGAGCGGCGGGCGCGGCTGGCGGATCGACTGCCGCCGCCGGCTCGACGGCCGGCTTGCCCTGCTCGAGCGCCTTCGCGACGCCTTGCTCGATGCCTGCGGCGATCGCCGCCTGGACCTCGTCCGGGGTCATCTCCTGCTCCTTGCTAGGGGGCTGCGTGATCGGCCGCGGCGTCCCGTGCCAGGCCTTCGCGACGTACTCCTTGCGGACCTCGAGCGCGTCGTCGAGGCTGGCTGCGCCGTCCTCGTCGATCGTGTAGCTCGCCATCCACAGCACGTCGCCGCGGTGGTAGACGACCCGGTCCTCGTAGATCGCCTCGATCCACGCCCAGTCGTCGATGTGCTTCGCGCGGATCGCGAGTGCGACCGCGGCGCGGATCTCGTCCAGCGTCTGGCTGGCCTTGGTGACGTCCTCGGCGAAGCGCGCCTTGAGCACGGTCGAGAGGTCGGGCAGCACTTCGCGCCGCGTCGAGCTCCCGCCGATGGAGTAGCCGCGCAGGTCGCCCTTCTCGACCTTGCACCAGGTATCAGCGTCCTCGACGTGCGTGCCGACCCACAGCCCGCCGGCGATCCCGTTGGAACCGGTCCGGTCGAAGAAGACCTCGACGGGGTAGCCGATCCCGTCCCAGTCCTTGTGCTCGACGCCGACGCCTTCGCCGCGTGCGTAGCCCTTAGCGACGTTGCGCAGCAGCGAGTGCCCGGCGAGCTCGACGTCGGCGAACGGGACGATGTCGCCCTGGTGGTCGGGGAGGTCGGGGACCAGAGCGTAGCCGTAGACAATCTGCTGCGCAGCGTCGATGGCCGCGAACTCGCCGGCCTTGTGGATCGCCTCGCTCGCGTTCTCGGCGCCGGCCGCCTTCATCACGCGGAAGGCGGCCATGCTGTCGAGGATCGGGTTGGCGGTCAGCGTGATCTCGGTCAGGTTGAGCCCGCCGAGGATCCGCAGCTGCTCGGGCGCGAACGTCGGCAGCGGGTTGATCGCCCCCTTCTGCACCGCGCTCGCGAGCAGCCCGACGCGCACCAGCGCGCCGTCGGCGAGCAGCTCGCGGCTGCTGTCTGCGACGAACTCGTTCTCGCCGCGCACCGCGGCGCGCCAGCTCCCGGCCTCGTCGAGCAGCTCGAGCGCGCCGAAGCCCTTCGCGGTCAGCCACTCGGCCGCGGCCTCGCGCGTCGCGTAGGTCTTCTTGCCGAGCTCGACCTGGGCGACGGCGAGCGAGGGGAAGTTCTTGAGGATCTCGATCATGCCGCTGCTCCCCGCTGCGCGAGCTGCTCGCTCTGCGTGGTTTGCTCCGCCTGCCCGGGCATCGGGCGCGTTGCCGGTGCCGGCGGCGTCTCTGACGTCGGGTCGAGCTGGCGAAGGAACATCCCGCCGCCCGGGCCCATCACCATGAGCTCGTCGGCCGCAGGCACGTCCGACACGGGATCCATGCCGAGCTCGACGCGCGCCTCGTTGGGCGTCATCAGCCCGCTCGCGACGAGCTTCCGCAGCTGCTCGGCCTTCGCGATCGAGAAGGACTGGTCCCGCAGGTCGAAGTCACCGAGCTTGAGGACCCACTCCTCGATGCCCCAGCCATCCTCGTCGTCCGCGACGAGCCGCTCGTTGAGCACCTCTTCCATCCGTCGCTGCCGTGGCTCGATGACCAGCCGCTTGAAGTCGCGCCGCTGCGCCTCGTCTGAGCCCTTGCCGCCGAGCCGGCCGGCCGCCTGCACACCGACCAGCGAGGGCGGCACACCGTGCGCAGCGACAATCTCGTCGCGATTGCCCTCGAGGTACTTCAGGAAACCGGCGTCTTGCGGGGAGCTCTCGAGGTCCTTTACCTCGAGGCGCGCATCGCCGGCGTCGAAGCCGTCGGCCGGCGTAGCGAACATCACGAGCGGCTCGTGATTCCGCCCCTTGCTCACCGACGTGAAGTAGTCCCGCAGGATCTCGCGGAGGTCTTCGCTCTCCTCGGCCCCGAAGAACGTGATGATTTTGCGCGGGATCGAGTTGTGCAGGAACCGGTCGGCGTTCCAGTTCGCCGCGGCATGGCTGCCCTCGACCGCCAGCAGCGCCGGCAGCCACTCGGGGATCCCGTAGTACTGCTCCGCCGGCGAGTAGCACGACAGGTGCAGCAGCTCGGTCGCGAGCTGGTCGTCGGGCGTGCCCGCGTCCGCCAGCTGGCCGTCGATGCGGATCCGCCGCTCGTCGC